AATATTAGATAGTTCTTCTTTTTTATGTTTTGTAGCAAACTTAGTGCTACATTTGGTAGAGCGTTTGAATTTCATAATTTCTCCAAGTTTGGTTAAAAATGTCCAAGTTTATTGGCTACTGCTGGCTACCCTCTAGGTCGGCCACCCGCTTTCTTAGGCTTCCAACAGCTGGAACGGTCGTGCCAATTTCTGTTTCTATAGCGATAAGTGCGTCTCTAATAGAGTGTATTTGGCTAACACGAGAAAGATCTGCTCCATCTACAAGATCCTCCATGTTACCTGGAGCATCAGTATCTAAACTAGTAGGATAGTTTGTAATCCAATCTTTTATTGCCATTTGGCTTCCCTCCGAGAAAAATTCTACAATTATACTAACTTATTGAATAGTTTTTGATATTATATTAGGTTCGACCTAAAACGTCTTAAATATTGCCCACCTTCTTGATATATTACCCTAGCCTGATGTTCTACATCCGCTGTTCCACTATTTCCGCTAGAAAAGGTTCCATTTATCCCGCTACCACCAGAGCTGCCCCAATATGTTCCGCCACCAGCAGATCCAGATCCACCACTAGATCCAGGTGATCCAGGCGATCCAAATCCCCCTCCGTCGCATCCAGCTCCTCCAAATCCTTGTGATCCACCATTTCCACCCCCACCGCCAGCTCCTGCAAGCGAAGCGCCTCCGCCACCAGCACTGCCGCCAAAATAATTGACACTACTACCAGTTCTATAGGTACTTGTTGGTCTAGCATGACGCAGTGTAATATTAGCACCCCAGCCGCCCCAGCCACCATTACCACCTTGGCCACCCCAGCCACCATTACCACCTTGACCTCCGTTGCCGCCATTACCTCCATCGCCGCCTTGTAATGGAAACGGCCATTCGTCACACCCACTGCAATTAGCAGCACCACCCTGACCACCATTTCCTCCAACGCCTCCAGTGCCTCCAGTGCCTCCGCGACTAAAACCACCACTACCGCCATTACCACCGTTAGTTTTTAAAGTTCCGTACTCTAGTTTAACTGCTGTAAGAGAAATTGCTCCACCACTATATCCACCACTACCGTTACCGCCATTTGGACCACTATTTCCCATTCCACCTGTACTGCCTGTTCCACCATTTCCACCATCATTTCCCGCACTACATGCTCCTGCAGCGGCACCATTACTTCCAGCAGATCCTGCAGATCCTGTTGTTCCTGTCCCACCAACCTGGTTTGTTCCGCCAGTTCCCCCAGCGCCACCCTGGTCTATAATGTTGTTTGTTATGGTTTGTATAGCAGTGATTGAAACTGATTGTCCCCATGCATACCACTGGCTAATGGACCCATCTATCTCTGCTTTTATGCAAGATACACTAAACGCAGATGATGGCCATATGGTTGTGCCAGAGTTTACCCTAAAAACTCCGACTCCTGTATGTGTTCCACCTACCTGTGTATTACTAGAGATAATCCAATCATCTCCACCATGGTCACCGCCACCGGTAGCTGTCCAAGCCATTTAAAAACTCCTCCTTAAATACAATATAGTCATTATAATATTTCTCATATATATATTTAGATGCGCTGTTTCTTATATCAGCATAAGTTTCATAATGATCTTTATGAAACCTCATACCTTGATAATGAAAACAAACTAAGTAATAATAGTCATCAATTATAATTTTATCATCAGCCCTCTTCAACTGGTGCTTGTTTAAATTCCAATTTGCCAAGTTAATTCCCGGGTTGGATGAAATTTTAATCCCTTGGAATTTTTTAGGCTCATTGTAAAAAATGTTTAGATAGCCCTCTTCAGCATATCTTCCGTCTGGCCCAGGTTCCCATAAACACCATTCAATTGTTTTATTTTGCCACCAGTTTAAAAACACTCTAGATTTGTCATCATTGCAACAAGCATAAAAACCACCATTATATCTCCCCTGTCTTGGTGGAGGTTCTAACTCTCTTGAGGAAACCATAAAAGATTTGTCTCCCAAAGCATCCTCTATTTGCTTGGGGGCACTCCAAAAATACAAATCACAGTCTATATAAAAAATTTTATTTTCCCCAAACCTCTCAAATATATAACTGGGCAAAAACACTTTACAAGTTTGTGTATAGGCGTTCCAAGGACGTGTGGCCCGACTATCTAAAAGCTGTCTAAAACGATTCTCGAATTCATATAAACGAATGGGAATAATATCACCACAGTATTGACGCCAATAAGAGGCTTCGTGATAAACTCTTTCATCCAAACAAAGAACATAAAACTTCATACAAGGATCAAATTTGTTTATTGATTTCCAACAAAGCCAACCTTCAATGGAAAATCGACTATCAAACAGCGTACAGGCAGCAATCATGCCTAATCCTTTACCGCATATATATCTGTATATTTGAGGTGAGCTGTGTCAGTACCTGTTGTAACTCGTAACTGAATATTTGCTGTTAATAATGTATCTGCTGCTGCAGCCACTGTTATAACACCCTTTTTAACTGTTTCTGAGCCGTTGGTGGTGGTCAAAACCACACTATCACCTCCCATATTAATAGTGCATTCTGCAGTGTCACCATGTTCTCCGGTAACCCACAAGCTAACAATAATTCTCCAGTGAGTTGGCTTATTAACAGAATCCATTACAAATCTAAAGGTTTTCTTTGTAACTGGGGTTGTTCCTGTTTCTGTAAACTCTGTGTCGTCAGAGAATATTAAATCATAACCATCGCCTCCGCCGCTGCCAGACTGTGCCTGAGGAACCCACTGATATCCGTCAGAATCCCATGCTAAAACCCATGCTTCGCCAGGAGAAATTCCGCCGTGAATTGGCGCACCACGTATACCTGTTACGTCTGGATTGGGGTATGTTCCACCAAGGTCACCTCCAGCTGATCCGCTAGGAGGGCCTCCACCTGCTGCGGGTGCCCACTGAGATCCATTCCATGTCAAAACCTCAGACATGCCAGGGGCTGTTACTGCTACATTTCTACCTTGCAACTTGGCCACGGTTGGATTAGGATATGTTCCACTTAGGTCCCCACCAGCTGATGTTGTAGTGAATATAATATCAGCCCCAGAGACTTTAGTGTTAATACTAGCGGGAGTATCAGCAATGTGTTGGGATCCACCCATAGAGTGGGAGCCTCCAGAAGGAGTTGCTGGCGCCCATTGAGACCCATTCCATGATAAAACTTGCCCAGAACTAGGTGCTGTTGATGCGACTGTTCTAGATTGGAGTTGCCCAGCATTTTGAGCATCAGCTAAAACACCATTTAGGCCCCCAACATTAATTTCGTCTGCTCCACCATTTTGATGGGAAGAAGCATGTGCTCCAGGAGCACCAGGTGCCGTTGGAGTCCATTTTGTTCCATCCCAAGCTAAAACATCTGTAGGAGAGGGGGCCGAGCTGTCAAGGCTTCGTCCCTGTAATTTAGACACTGTTGGGCCGGGATAGGTACCAGAAAGATCCCCGCTAGCAGCAGTACCAGATACCAAAACGTCGGCTGGTGCCCAAGCCGATCCGTTCCACGCCAATGCTTGGCCAGACGATGGTGCAGCTCCAGATAAATTTCTTCCTTGTAGCCCAGAAACGGTTGGATTTGGTAGCGTACCGCTTAAATCGCCACTAACTGTCCCTGTTCCTGTCGCTGCAGCCACTGTAGCATAGCCATCCTCTAAACTTATTAAAGCACCATAAACAGCACTGCTCCAACCACCAAACTCATCTCTCTCCTCTTTTGCTGGTAATCTTATACTAAGGTGTGGACTTCTTACAGACACACCAATTGTGCCTTTTAACCATCTGTTTAGTGTAAGCTCAATAATGTAGCTACCATAAGCATCAGCGACAAAAGAGGTTTTAATATCTCCAAGCGATCCTCCATCTTGTTCTCTTTCCCAAGAAACAAAGCTTAAAGAAGCACTGGACCCGGGTGGTTTTGAAACTAGCTTCCATGAGTAGCCGTCCACATTTACCCTGTCAGTATTTTCTAATATCACGGTGCTACCATATGGCACATCGTCATTACTAACGTTTGGAACACCGCCATTAATGCTTATACTGATAATTGGAGTTAGTCTGGCCATTTATAAAATCCTCCTATACAATTCCAAGAAGCGCTCGCATCTCATCATCTGTTATATTTTGTGTTTCGTTTTGGAATCCTGCCTTTTTCAAATAAACCTCAACCAAAACCTTTGTTCTAATTGCTGGCTCAGCTATAGCCTCATAGCCATCCGCCATATATAGAGTCATTAGTGAGGTGTCTGGGTCGTAGTTTAACCCTACGATATCAGTTAAGGCCCCACTAAATGGTATTGTAAAACTACTTGCAGTAGACTGTATTGATGGCGCTATCTTAATTTTTCCATCATCAAAGTCTGTGGGCTGTACATATGTACCATCTGAATACTTCATAGCACTAAAGCCAGATGTGGTTTTCCCTTCCGCTTCTTCTGCTACAAAAGTATCAAAAAGCAATATACCAGTATATCCATCAATAAAGACTGGACTGCCATATGCATCCGTAATTGGAATGTGTAATGACAGGTGAGTCATTTCGAAATCTATAGAGAAGTTTGTTCCGTCAGGGTTCAATATGGTACCGCCAAGCAACAGGTCGCCTGGAATAAAATAGTTATTTTTTCCGCCATCACACCCGCTCACTGGGTCGGAAATTGTAGTGACTAATTTTCTTCTACCATCATGTACCACCACCAAATCTGGAGTCCAAGTTGGATAATATTCAATTTTCCAATCCACATCAATAAACGGAACGACTCCAAAAGCCGAGCAAATTGAAGTGATGTCTGTCGTGGTGGTTAGCGGATCTGTGAGATTCTCAACTGTAAACTGTAACCTAGGAAATGTAGAACCAGCAGGGAAGCTATTCGTAATTTTGTTTACATAGTCTTCTATTAAACCTTCATCAACATTATTAATAACTCCGTTAGCATCTACGTCAGCCCTTAATAAAACTTCAATATCTACATACCCGTCAACTACAAATTGCTGAGCTGTTGCAGTAGAAAGGTCTATAATATTCGTACCCATGCCTGGCCCGAGAACAGCCTCAGTATAGTTAAAATAGCTCTGTCTTATTGCTTGAAGCTGTACAATGTCGTCGCTACCAATAGTCCCATCCCCTATAATATCTCCATAGGCATCGTCAAATTCTTCAGCAGAAATTATTCTATAGGTTTCACAACAACTGGTAGCATTTGGGATAAGCATTGAGCCTACCCAATTGTGCTGTAACAAGTCTGCATCAGGATATAAAACATTAAACTCATTCCGTCTAACCAGACCCACAATTTCTGTGGTTCCAGTTACGATCTCAATATTTGCTCTTGGGTTTCTATCCCTAGTGCATCCCAGCATTAATGGAACTGGGTTTGTTTCTAGCAAAGTATTGAGCCTAGATAAACTAATAAGAGAAAAGTTTGGAGTTGGTTTTACTCGCGAGTAAATAAAATTTCCTGTTCTTTGGTCTTGAGTAGGTTCAGAATACTCCAACTCACGTTCCATGATTATATAATTATATGCATCTCTGGTAACTAGGCTAAACTCATGTGGCCCAGAAACATAGGGCGCTTCCGTATTGGTTTCATCTTCATCAATTTTTGGAACCTCAATACCAACGCCATCTTCATAGGCAATTCCATCTGCAACCTTTATATAATCACCATACACCACGTACCACATATCACTATCTTTTACATTAACCCACTGAGAACCATCAAAAACAACCATATATCCTGTCTCAGCTCTTTGAGGCGACTCTTCAAGTAAAAGAGTACCCTTGCTGGTGTCGCCAGACCTATGAACTGTAAAAGCGTAGTAGTTTCCTGGAGTAATAGGAGAACGTATGGGGTCCGAAATATTTGTGTTTGTAAAAACAAAATCCACTATTTGTGTGTAACCATCTAAAACGACCCCTTGTTTTTCCAAATCGCTCTTGTCGAGTGCGAGTTGTCCAACAATTCTAGGATCTGGGTCGAAATCTTCTGCGGTATCTGGAACTGGGGAAACTGGACAATTTACCTCTGTTTGTAGTTCATATACCGACATGGTAATTGAGCCAGACCAGTCATAACCATCAACAGAGTCATATTCAGCAGATAGGAGGATTGATATCTTTTGAATATTATTTCCATTAGCTTGAAACTTTTGTCCAATCTTTGTAGTCACATCATTTTCTTCAAGCTCTCGTTGCTGTGCTGAGACTAAACCGATATCTAAATCTGCTAGAGATTTAGCATCATCATCGGCTCTAACTGCTGTGTCAAGCATTTGGGTAACTGTAGTGGTCCAATTAGCAGGAGTAAAATCCTCAAAAAATTTGTTAGGTTGTGCGGTTTGAGATGCAAGAATAGTATCTCTAGATGCCTCTAGTGAATCAGCCTCTGCGACAATACATCTTCCAACCATATATCCATCAACTATGGCTCTAGTAGCACTACCACGTAAGTTGCCCGCGAAATCGCTAAAAATAATTGAGCGTATTTTTTTGTAGCGCCCTCGCGTTATTTGAGTGCCATTTTGGTTGAAAACTAAATCATCATGTTCTAGTGTATCACCAAAGGTATCTCCAATAATAGAGACCTTTGTTTGTGCAGACCCGTCTAGAGTTACATTAGATAAGGTGACGGCCAGCTGTACACCCTGTATAACGTCGCTCACTTCATCGTCATAATCGTATACGTTTTGACCATCAAACGCCCCTGAATCTAAAATTGCCTGCTGCGTCGAGTTTAAATTATTAGTGTCCAAAATAACATTGGGCGTGGTGGTATTTACAATTATCCCACTACTAAAAAAGTTATGGACATTAGCTGCATCAATATCTTTGTGTCTGGATTGTTCATCGACCATATCATCACGGTCTACTTGCATTCCGTCAAACCAATTTACGCGGGACACACCCACGGGCAATCTTTTTGTAACCATTATATCCTCCATCTGTGCTCTAAAGATTTAACTGGTGATTCACCAATAAATTCCAAAAAGCGCTTGATGTCATTCTTTGAAAAATATATCCTAGGAACAACTGTACCGTTAGGATTTTTTCTGTGTTTCAGCGCAGAGTTAATACCAGGCACAATATGTGCATCTCCAAGCAACTCTCCAATTAACACATTGGTTATTTCTGTGTTCAGCCCAACGTGTCTTATTTTACTAATAGAGTTTGCTTCCTGTAGTGTTCTTCTCTTCTCCCTATATTCACTTAAAGTGTCAGTAATAAACCTAAATCCCCGCCTGAATGTTTTTTTGTAGTTCAGAAATCGATTTGCCACGTTTATACAAGGTTACTATTTGTTGTTTTTCCAAATTCATTTGTTTCCTACTTAGTAAAGCTCACAAAAGCTCTAGTATGTGACGGCTTTATTTTATTTATCAAATCTTCGATTAACTGATGAGCCAAATCAGTATCAACTAGTTCAAAAGTATCAATAACTTCTACAAAGAAATCAAAAATTCCAGTGGCAGCGTCTCTAATTTGTGCAAGATATTCTACCTCGTCCTCTGTAGTATTGAAGTCTAAAAGAAGCCCGGTTAACGCATCATCAACAACAGGCTGTGCTGCATTTGTATTGCTCGTATATAATAGATCTTTACCTATAAGCCGACCTGGACCAAGACCAACAATAGAGTTAGTTGTTGTAGCTCCGAGATATGTAATCGGCCTTAAGCTGGTAGAAAACCTAATATTATCCATTCTAGCAAGTGCTGTATATTGCTCGGTAAAATCAGCACCGACATTAATACGATTGAAGGTATCAATAAGGTTAATATCAGCCAAAATATTTCTAGAAACCGTGGTGCCTGCATCTGCTGAACCCCATACAGTTTTTTGTCCATATATTACGCCCGTATTATAAACCAAGCCCGTGCCATAACGAATAGTCCCAGATTCCGTTCCATCAACCATAAAAATTAAACGGTCTTGATTGTCGGAGTTGTTTAAGTCCCATCCAGCAAATACACGGTGCCAAGTGTTCTTTTTCCAATAAATTGGAGCGGATATTTGATAGTCTACTCCAGACGCTGTAACTGAAAGTACAAGTTGTCCTGTTTCATTCTTAAAAATACTGAATCTATCACCTTGTGTTGCAATTGGTACATATGTAACACTAACCGTTAGAACTTCCGTTGGAAGAGATTGTCCTAGTCTAAAAGTGATTCCATCAGAAGAAAGAGTGCCACCAGTTGCATAGTTAATTGTGCTTCCAGATGCTGTAACGGATGTTACTGCCCTGGCTCTAGCAGGCAAACGAATCTGCAGTGATGTGGTGGATGTTGCCTCTGCCACAACCTCAGAAGATAAATCTATATAATATCTAATTGTTGGGTCATTATGAGTGTCCAAAATTGGACTGACCCAAAATTCAATTGTTCCTTCATTATTTTTAAAAACTGCTGTATTATCAACCTTCAAGGCTCGTTGCAGATTAAACACAGCTGACTGACCAAACCTGGAGTTTACGCTATTCTCGCTCTGCTTATAGTCTCCAGAAAAACTGGTAATGAAATTGGCGGCATTGTCCACACTATCGTTAAAGTGAAATAGTGCTAGTGTTTGATCCGTAGGATCAAATTCACGTACAGCAGCCGCATCTGTTGTAATGCTGCGGCCTGAGCTGGGAAGAGACTCGCCAGTTCTAGTTTCTATAGACATTTCATCCAGTATTCGTAATTCATCAATAACCGCATCAGCTTGATTTTCCCCAAACATGTCCGAGCCAGTAAAAAGATCGGCAGGTACTTCATTCCACGGTATTACAAGATAAGCTGGGAAATCTACTTCGTGCCAACAACTTCTAAGTAAAAATGGCTGCCCGCCAGTTCTGGCTGTCTCTAGAGTAAGCAGACCATTAGCAAAACCACTATCCCCATAAAACGTGTTCATCATTCTCCAAGTTATATTGGAGTATCCATCGCTAAAAGATTCATTAAGAATCACACTGTCAGAGTCCTTAGCCGTTCCTGATGGATCCAAAGGCACGTTGGTAATGGAGTAGGTTCCTGCAATGGGTGGCGGAGATATAATATTAATTGCTTTCCCAATATCTTCGGCACCAAACCGAGAGTATCTATCTGTAAGCTTCTTTGTGCCGCCAACTATTACACCATTTGTTCCTGCCTGCTCTTGTACCGACAAATGAATATCAGCATAAAGTCCATCATTTTCCTGCCAGTTTAGAGGATATGTTTCCCGAATTTCTATAGCCCCAGCTGGCAACGAGGAGTTAATGGGTGTGAATGCCGCATTAACATCTGTAAGCGAAGTAAAAAACTTTGTTGTGGTCATTTTTCCAGGACCCGTAAAGTTTAAGGTTTCTACGTTTGTACCATCATATGTGGTACCGATAAATACCACTTGGTTCAAGCCCATCCAGTCTATGTTATCGCCAGACACGGTAACAGTTAGGCTTCTACCAGTTACTGTATTTGATGGCTGACAAAAATCTAAACTAGATGTTAAAACCGTTACCAGGTGTCCACCAACTAGTGTGGCTATTAAAGCAAAAACCCCAGGCTCAATAACCGTCCGCCTTATAATTATATTAGTAGCGTTAACCTTAGAAATCGCTGTAGGCGCGGGCATTATTGTGTTTAATAGATTTGTTTGACGATCAGGCCATATATACACGTACTGTGAACATCGCCCTATAGTTAAACCGTATGTTTTCAGAAGAACTTCATCTCCTATTGAAACCCCATTATATACATTCACGAAATCCATATATCCATCTTCCGAGAAACTATAATCTGGAGTTAGAGTGTTTGGAGAATTAAGTTCGGTTAACTCCCCATAAGAATCCTTGGTAAACATTCGGATACTTTCAATTTCAGGATCACTTACAGTTTGCAATTCTAGCGGATTAACAGTATATCTAACGTTATTTAGTGTTGCTATGGCAGTCCATGGAACACCAGATCCAGGTGGCCCCTGTTCTAGTTCTAGAATATTTTGCCCGATTACATTGCTAACATAAACCCATGGTGATCCACGAGTGCTACGTCCGTCATCCGTATCATCTAAGATCTCAAATCTACTGCCGACAACAACGCCAGAACCAGAGAAGTTTGCGCCTCGTGATATTACCCGTCGTGAGCCTGTTGTAGTTTCCAAATCAAAGCCGCCAGTCGTTGGGGCTGTGGCAGAAAGAACCAATGTCTCACTAGCCTCACTTAAAAACTTTGATCCACTGGGGACACTAACAGGGTTTTTAAACCTGTATGTGTTCTTGTTAGCACTGGCTGGCACATCCAAATACCCCTTAAATCTATACATATTCGGGACTTCTTCTCCGTCCACAAACAGATGCATTTCATCCCTTTGTTCTACGGTACCTATTTTCCAAGATACTGCAACATGATGTGTTTCCCCCGCAAGCCAATTATGAATTCCATGGCTTAGAACTTTAATCCGACGGTTCCCATCATATATGCGATATTTGAGATAGCCAGACCCGTCCTTATACAGAGACATTCTACATCTGTTTTCAGCAACACCAGTATCAAACAGGAAATGTAAATCGTCAGACGTAAAATCTATACCATCAAAGCCAGCAATAGTTCCATAAGAATCATAAGCATCATAGGCATCAAAAGCCATGTTCATCATATCATATGCATCTACTACAAAAGAAAATTTTATACTCTCATCTGTAGACCAAAGCCTATCATTAATTTCATCAATTTCGTATCCGTCGTATCCGTCGTATCCATCAGCAGTACTGGCCACCTTAACATTATAAAACTCGCCAGATGTCGATATAATTCCAGTAAACAGTCTGTTTTCGGAAACTGGCGCTCTAGTACGAAATCTCCATCGGTTGGCGTTTGTGTCAAACCAAATGTAGCACCCAGTTGATCCATGACTGTGTAGGTTGTAAGGTCTGCCTAAAACAGCCGGGTCAGTTTTATCCAGTGTAAACGGAACCTCTGATGGGTTTATAGCTCCAGAACCTATATGTACTTTTTCTGTCGATATGGTAGAATTATCAAGGGAAAGATCGAAAGTTAAACTCGCGTCGTTTTCTATTCCTTTCCAGCTAGGGATAATGAAAGCTTCCCAAGTACCTTCGCTAAATTTCATATTAGATGTGGCAGGTACTTTAGCCGTTTGACCTGTAGTGTCTAGTAACAGACCATTTCCAAACTTTCCTGGAGAGTATCCCGGTGTAGTATCTTCGCTTAAAGAGGACAATTCCATTGGCAGAAGATGTATATAGTCTCTACCTAAAATCCACTCTTGAAACGCTGACTCTGTAATGTTAGGAGTAATCTGCGTAAATGCTTCCACCAAGGTTTCGATGGCAGGTATGGTAGGACCCTTTAAAAATGTTTGTAGGGACCCAGAAACTGCGTTTCTGTAGGTTTCCCTATCCAAATCATCTGGAATTGTAGACAGTTCTTCTAAACTTGTAAGCACGCCAAAATTATCACGCAAAGAATCTCGCAGCGCTCCATAGCGATATGTAACATAATATGTTTCGTTTTCCAGTAATACGCTTGAAACACTCCAATCAATAACATTGTCACCATACTCATAACTTACTAAAATCTCATCCTTAGAATAAGTATAATCTACAAAAACATCTCCAGTAACATAGTCTACCAAAACCGCAGCGCCGCCGCGCAGTTGAGCTTTATATTTGGTCTCTACCCTTGTTCCAGCAACACTTGAGCCTGATGGGAGATATATTCTATTGTTGGTAGCATCCACATATCCATCTGATCCCTGAGACAGATAGTTAAAAGATCCACCAAGTGGTGTTACACTAAGTGCGACCGTTAACTCAGCCAACCCAGCCGTGGCCAAGCTATCTAGACGATCAGCTGTAACATACTCTCTAGAACCGTCGCTTTGTACTACAATTCCCAAACCGTCGGCGTCGTCATCTATTTCTACACCTGTACTGTCTAATGTAATGCTTGTCGCAGAAAAAGAAGCACCAGTTGCAAAATTTATAGGATCGTGAGTGGTTTGCAAGTCGGTGACCTGGAAAATATGGCGCAACTTGTAGATATCTGAAGAAACAGTAATCGAGCCGCCATTAACCGTAATTGCCGCCCCACTTACTGTGGTCTCGCCAACATGATTAACATTTGGGACGTTTACGGTTTCATCACTTATAGTACCGACCTCTATGGTTTCAGTGTTTGGCAGGGTAACTGAAGGACTTCTGTATATGTCATCTACCCTAATGATATGCCTATTTTTTGTCTTAATGTTGTTTTTTCTATATGTAGCATCTCCTACGGCTGTACTTTGCCCTGGAGAATGAGCAAGGTAGACGATGCCAGATTCATAGTCTACTATATAATCACCAACCGTAACCAATCGCTGTAAATTCTCAGAAAGCGTTTTGTCTGGACTGTAATAGAACTCCCTTACAAATAGGTTTTGTTCTGAAAATGTCAGCGAGGTGTTAAAGTTAGCTCCATAAAATCCTCCTGTAGCTGACATAATATCACTATCGGAAAGTTCTATTGTAAATATTTCAAGTGATCCAACTGGAGAAGAGGTTGTAACAACGAGCTGTGATTGTATAGCTGACTCAAATGTGGCGGCCTCTCTAGATATGTTAACTGTTCTAGGGGGTTGAGATGCGGAGAAATATACCTCATTTCCACTTATTCTTGTTGGAGTGTAGATTTCTCCAGTTGTTTCGTTATATATACGAAATACTTCGTTTACTGGAGAATATTGTGTACGAAGCCCAATGTCCTCTATAAGATTATTCCCCACACGCTCATTGATAACTTCCACATGTGATGCAAATTCGAAATCAGTGCCATTGGCAAAAGTATCCTCATAATTAAAAGAAATTGTGGCTGGATTGCCTCTTAACTCTCTGTTAGGAATGGAAGCGATTTCGTCCGTGTCTGAAAAAAATATGTAATCTAAATTTTCCTGGTATTCTTTTTTATATGTGTAGTCTGCTACTGGTGGAACAGAAGTCGTGCCATCAACCCCAGTACCATTCACACCGTACACAAACACCTGGCCAGTTTCATAGTCTACCGAAAACTCTCCAACTTGATTTGGAAGACTGGAACTGCTAAAGGGGACTTCAGTTATGAAAGCTGGATGTTTTACATCTGGGTCGAAGTTTTGCGCGGGATCCAACCAAGTCACCCCATTTGAAACTGCCACGTTGCCTGAAGAGTCAATAACAGGAGCATTAGAAAGGAAAAACGTGGTAGCCACAGAAGGCACAGCTTCTCTAACAACATTAACAGCCGTTGTAATTTCTACTGATGCTGAGTCTATATCGCGCCCCAACCTTTTATAGAAATAACTTACTACAATTGTATCGCTGCCCTGTGGCAATGGAAAACTAGGACCAACAGCAGCAGTGCTAAGTCTAATTTGATCTTCTTCCAAATCAACTGCTGGATAGGCATTGTTGGAATCATAATTACTATTGGCTACACCATACTTATACTGTACAATATCATACGGATAAGCAGTGCCATCTCTATATAATGTCACTGCCGTAACTATAATCACTGGCTTGTTCGCCAAGCTTATAGTAAGACCAATAAAACTGTTATTATCATTAGATGTGTTCGAAACAGTTTCTTCCTCTACAAAAATTTGCTGAAGGCTAACCTGATCATTTGGAAACTCCGCAAAAGTTATACTACCTTGTTTTTGTGCACCAGTTGCAGTCGAGCCTACTCTGAGTAGCTGATAAACTCCCTCATCAGGAAACCTATCGAATGGCCCACTCCCTCTGGTCATAGCAACATCTTGCTCTTCTATTGAAACATAGTTAGCACTTCGTACTTCTCCCGCCGCATTGGCAGAGTTTAATATTTGTTTTGATCCAGCATCTACTGTATCAAATACTAATGTTCCAGCCTCTGTGGTATAAAGATCTGGTATATCAGCAAGAATATTGTCTCTTACAATATTACTTTCCTGCTGACCAATAAAGAAGATGACATTATTGCTTCCATCTTCAACAAGTTCCTCCCCCCTAGCACCTTTGAAGGGCTGAGCAGTAGTTGAGGCAAGTGTGAGTTTATAGTTAGCACGTGGTACCAGCGGGCGCACCAGCACTGTTAATGTTTTTTCAGATGGAACAACAGAAGTTATTGTTGGATCGGAAACTCCACCAGCTGCCCCCTCTATAGAAACATTTTCCATACCAAGATTGGTATCGAGATTGTGAGTAAATAGGATCTCGACAGTTGTGCTATTTTTTATAGAAAGCCTGACAACCCTTAAATTTGCCATGGTTAGCGCTCCTCTATATTAACCGTGATAGTGCCTGGGGCAATATATTCATTGCCTTCTACGGTTATACTTTCTTTAGTACCAGAAACATTAGCTACATTAAACCTAGTAATTCTTACTCTATCAACACCAGCAACATTGTAAACATTGTTTACAATATCAGACTCATCTAGCGTTGTGCCAAGTTGATCTGAACTTAGCGTAGAACTAATATTATCTGCAACATCTTGCTTTACTGTCTCTTCCTTGTTTTCAAATGATGCTTCTACAACTACATAGGCTGTAACATCTACTTCCACCTCGACGGCCGCCTTAACAAGAACGTCAGCGGTGATTGGCCTAATGTCTTCAACGGTTTCTGCGGCGTCGACAATTAGTTTATTATATTCAAAATTAACCGTAATGCGCTCGCCTTCTTTTGGAGCCGTATAGTTATAATCCACTGAATATGTAGAGTTTATTGCTGGCTGATTAAAACTACTAATGGTGACGCTGCCCTCAATGTTTCCCTGAGAATCCTGAAAACCAGAAATTCTATTTACAGAGTAAACATGCCCAAATCGCTTATCGGTTACAGCCGTGCCATTTTTGGAAAAGAACAAGTCCTCAGAATCAAACTGTTCAGCATAATAAAAAGTAACCCTAAGTTCTGTGCCAGTTGTTATTGGATTTGATGTGTTTGTTGACACGCTAGCAAGTTTTGCTTCCGTTCTACCAATTGATGTATCTTGCAGAGCATTAGCCTTATCCCAACTATTATCGTATAAGGAATAGTTTGTAACATCATATGTAACATCCACAGATGATACTTCTCCAGTAGCATCTGTTGTCACAGCCTCTACAGATACTACGCGGGCCACAGATGTCGTGGAAGAAAGTGCGGCTGTGTCAGACAGACCCTTGTCTCTCCTAATCAAGAGAGCAAGATCTACTTCGTCGTTTGCAGTGGCAGTATAAACCGATGTCACTTTGTTAATTGTCGTACCCACAACTCTAAGCAACCCAGATGTAGATATGCCTCCGACAACAACGCTAAGGTTTGATGGTGACCTACGTTTGTTTGATATTATGGTAGATCCAGAATATTCGTTTTGTACTGGCTGATATCCATCTATGTTCTGAAAACCATTGGCCCCGTTTGTTGAAACTGGCAAAACCGTCATATCGGTTTTGGGGGCTATATTACTAAATGACGCCACATAGTTTACTCTCACACTGGTTCCACTTGAAACGCCAGCATCGGATGGCAATGTAATTTGTTTGTTTAACACCGTCCCCGAGCCATAACTATCACTGGTAAACACATCATTTAAGTTATAAACCACATTAACATAATCTCCAACACCAGCCAAAGTATCAGTTGGAAGTGTAATGGTTTTGTTTGATATGTTTCCATCAGCCGCCAAAGTATTATATACCTCTGGGGTTCCTGAAATACTGGTATCCTTAATACTGTATACATTACTTACATTTACACTAGCAGTTACAGTTTTGCCCGAAAGCACTCTGAGTCCCGTTTCAGTTTTGTATGTATTTACTGATAATACACGAGATACGGGAAGATCTGTGGTAACATACATATTACCATACGCATCGACCGAAACCGCTTTAATTTCGTCACGTATGTAGTTGGGATATCCCCACTCAATAGAATCCTGAGCCTCATTTAGAGGGTCCGCAGGATCAAAGTTGTCCAAGTCTATATGCGGATCATAATTGTAAATCCACGTGTAATCTACTTGTAAAATGTCACTTGAAGTTGGAAGAGTCCTTCCACTTATTTGAACTCTGCCAGTTGTATTAATGCTTCCCGTATCGTCAGGAGTTTGATCACTAATTACATAGCGTTCTCCAGTAGTTAGATTAAATACTCTACTGACTGTACGAACAGGCTTGTGATTAAGTTGTATATAACTTCTGGAAGCAGTTGTTATTGAAGAGTTTTCGTTTGTAACTTGTATGTCTTGCTCCACTGCAGATATCTTAATAACATCGGTAAAACCAAGGCCATCAATGCTGTTAACGCCAGTTTTAGAGTTAGATTCACCTTCCAGTTCGATTTTATTGTCGGTCCATCGTAATTTGTCTAATCCAAAGGGGCTACCACCAGCTGACCCTGTATCGGGAACAAGCACAAAATTACCTTTAAGGTTTCCAGAATCATCAAGATATTGCTCGACAAAGTTTGGGCCAGACAAACTTCCACTTACAGAAACTATTTCTGATATGGGCTGATTTGGTATGTTTGCACCTTCAGAGAAAACCGCTACCCTTCTGGAATTAATGGTTAGCGATGTGTCTGGTGTAAGACTGCTTTGCCCCAAAACATAATCATTAGAGGTGTCTGTGGGGTCATCTTTACCACTCTGATCGTTATAAACAAAACTATCTGTGCCATCTTGAGCATTGGTCCCCATTACATATATGTCAACTCTGCCTCCAGTTCCCGGCTCGGAAACAACTTTATTCCCATCAGAATCATATCCCACCACAGTGCCATCTCTTATCATTAGAGGGCTTCCTGGCTCAACAACCAGTGCATCAATAGCATTAGATAGGCTTAAAACAGCGCTTCTATATGCAACAGAAGTCCCAACATTGGCTCCAGCAAAAGTAGCCAAAACTCGTGCTCTTAATTCTGTGTCGGACTCTAAATCTGTGCCCCCTGTAAATGACGAAAGGTTTGTTACATTATTCACGTCAGTAGCACTTGTGGTTATTATGGAGTAAGCAGCAATATTACCAACTGCTCCTGCGCTCTGTGCTTCTACGGAAGCTTCTACAGCAAACTGATCATCAATACTTGCAGTTGCAAGTTCTTGTCTAAGTCTAGTAGCAGTAGCTCTGTATGAGTTAGACTGAGCAGTAGAAATTGATATGGTTGATACAGTTATAAAGGGAAGGCCGTTTCGTGTTCTAACTAGGGTTCTAGAGGGTATGGTGAAGTCCGAATCGATAGATTTAAAGGTAAAAACTACAGTGCCTATTGACTTTGTTCCAGTTTGTCTTGTAACGCCGAAGTTACTTGCGTAGTTTGTAAGATCCTGCCCGGAAATATTTAAGACCGATTGTAAGCTCGACAACTCCCTAAGTGCCTCATATATGTCAGACACCTGGAGAGCTTGTAAGTCGACCATCAAGTCTCTCGCAACTGTGCCTGGCTTCGTATCTAGGCTGGGCTGCGTTAGTCGCAACTGCTGTATCATATCTAATACAATGTTATTAAAACTTTTAAAAGTTACCATAATTATGTCACCCTCAGAGTAAATGTATCTTCTACCACTGTTAGTTTTCTGGTTAGCACAGATATTCCTATTTCATATAGTCTTGGATCCTCATCATTTCTTAATACAGAAACACCCCTAATAGCCGCTATACTTTCTCCAGCCGAAACATACTGTGTTCTGCCTTGTGTTTTTTGTAGAGCAATTAAATTACTTAAGGCTGTTTGAACAGATCTAGAAATCTCTGTTTCAAGTTGTGTTGAGTCCAGCACATTGCCGATTATTCTTGTACCCAGAGCACTTCCGTACCACCGAAAAATCTTATTAGAGCCTGCTGAGGTCAAGATAATTTTTAATATATCCTGCACCAACTTTTCGTTATCATAAACCGTCTGCAGCGTCCCATTTGGATTCAGATTAAGATCATTATTAATGAGTTTTAAATCAAAAGACATTATGTCTCTCCCTGAGAAACATAGCAGGCAGGAGTGCTAGGTTCCTTATCATCAGATTTACGAATCGAAGTGTTCTTACGGCCTTGAGTCTTGCGTGCCTGGACAGCCTCAACCTCTTTTTGAAAAAGTGTAAATAACTGATCCACCCTTTTTTCCAGTTCCTGAACAGCCTCCATGGCATTAGTAGACGTTGGGTTTACATTTTTCACAACAGTTTTTAGCACAGAATCAGTCTTCATAAAATCCACTACATATTTATCCAACAAATTTAATAGTTTGTTCCTATCCATGAGAAAAAGAGCTGCAACTGTACACACTACATCTGGTAAGGACAATCCAGTAAATTCCCCAGTCATTACGTCTAGTTCCAAACGAATCCTTTCCAGGGTTGTTATATTTTTCTTCGATCGCGCCACCAAGTTGCTTCGCACCTCCTTATTTTTCTTTAAATTATAGGTAATTAGCTCTGTAAAGGAATTTTGTAAAGCACTTGGCGTAATATTTCTAGTTTTACTAACATTTGGTTCTTTTTCTTCAGTTTCGTCAGTTGGCAATATAGCAATAAGGGCTTCTTCTCTAGAAATTGCTTTATTCAGTTTTTTAATCTTTTCGCCCTCACTTGTGTTGCTAAGATCAGTAGAAACTTCTATTCTTTTTCCGAAGGGGCTTTGCCTAGCCGAGCTTGTTTTAATGTTTACAGTAGGCCGAATTTTTCTCAATAAGTTAATCCTCTGCTCGTTTATTTTCACCCAGCGCCGAGCCAAGTTTTTAATAGCATCTAAAAACTTATTAATTATAAACTGTTCCACAAGATTAGCATCTGTGAATATTCTAGAGTCATCTGATGTGGGAAAGATTTTAGAAAACTCATCTTCTCCGATAAGTTGCTTAATTGATTTTATAAAATCTTTTTGGCCCTCCAACTCTGACGCTTTTTGAGCACTACCATAGACAACAAATCTAATTCTAACTACTTGTTCTATAAAGGGTTTTCTTAAAACCGTATCCCTGTCCACTCTTCTTTCACTCACGCTTAAGCTAAATGGGCGAGCGAGTTCATTGCTTAACGGCAAAACTTGGTCATAATTTGGCACCAGAGGGAAAAGCCGCTTAATCACTTTTCTTTTGTTCTGATGGTCTGGGCCTCCACTACCTGGATAGGTGGGGGTATAATCCCCCTCGCCTGTCAATATTTTTTCTGGAAAATTGGGTATTACATCAAGCGGCGCACACAGAGCTTTTGACATGCGAATATTCATATCACTACTTCCAATACCCTCTGTAAGTGTCGCTAGGTCGTTTTTACGGCGACTTACAACAGTGCCAATTTTTCCAGTTGTCCCATCAGGATCCTTATAATTCTGTTTAAAATTGTTAGTTATTTTTTTGTCAGCCAGACCACTTCTTGTTGTTTTACCAAAGCCTGGGTTTAGGAACTTAATATCATCCTTCTTCTCTACCCCTTTCTTATCAGTAACACTAACAAAGTAGGGCAAACCTATGAGTCGCAAAAACGCGTCAATACGAGACTCAACAGGGAGTTGAAAGCCCTCTTTTGTTTCTGTGTCAGACACCTTTCTAAACGAACGCACCCTTTCCACTTCGCTCAGTATGCTTTTGCCAAATCCAATTACGTCGAATTCTTTTTCAGAAAACTCTGTCATAGTTTACCCCGCCCTGCCACGTCCAAGAGGCTCTGTAGAAACCTCGCCAGTAACAGCAGTTGCTCTACGTCTAGCTTCTTCAGCAGTTACAAATTCTACCTGTACCTCTTTTGGAATTAAATCATATCCATCGAAATATGAAACATCTCTTCCCCCAACCTGTGCTGTTATGGTAGCTATTCCAGGAGTCAAGCTGGTTATGGTAGAAATGAATCTTCCAGTTGGGTCATACCCATCATCTAATTCTGTAACAACAGAAGAAAGTGTACCAAAATTGGTATCAAAATCCACCTCAACGATGCCAGGTGGCACAGTTATACCAAGCTTTCCGCCATTTCTATCAAAAGGTATTAATTGTATTTCTGATTCTAACCCCACAACCTGAACTTTCGGGTCAGCATCGAAATAATATCCATCCGCATCGTCATATCCATCAGCCGAGACCTCTGGATCAAAGATTATAGGATATATCTGCTTTGCGTAATCTTCGGCTTCACTTTTAAAATCGTTAAGTGCGTTTGTAACACAACTGTTTAGCGTCACTATTTCTGTAGCTATGGTTTGATAATTGTCTAGTATGTACTGTGAATCAACATCTGTTGGAGCCACTTTGGCCATACATGAATTCACATCTGAGATCAAACCATCTAGATCGGGTAGATCTGGTAGTGTTAGGTTTGCCATATCTGGAAACCGGTTAGCTAAAGCTGTTTTTGTTGCTTGAACCGCAGGATGGCACCCAACGCCAATCAGTCCGTGTCTAATCAGCTCTTCATGATTTATTTCTACCTCAAAGTTTAATCCGCTTGTAACACCAGGAGCTGATGGTTCTAGTTTCCAGCGGAGATGCTCGTTGGGAGCGCCATAGCTCCAAGTATCAGCTGTTCTTTTTAATAACACATTATAAGCATCATACTTGCTTTGAATTTTCCAAGATCCACCATTAATTGACGACTGGCTCGCACCCCTGGTATCAGTCATCGTTATATATCTATCTGTGCCACCTATGGAAAATGTGAATGTTTCTTTTTTGGTGTTAAATCTTGCCTCAAGAGGATCTACAAGAGGCACGCCAGCTGGGGTTGTGCTTGCAAGATATCCGTCCGAAAACCATTCTGGCGGCAACTGATATAGATTTGAATACCCACCAGAATCTACGGAGGTAACCATATACGTCTGTGTAGATCCATCAGTTTGTGTGATGTTTAATGTATATGGAACGTCATCCTCGTCTTTTACTTCTGTATAATCTAATCCCTTAGGGAAAAAATCTCTCATTTGCAGGAAACTAGACCGACGTGAGGCGGAGTAGAATAATATCTGATAACTGAACCCGTCTGCTCCAAATATTATTACAAACTGTCCATCTGTACCACTAAAACTAGTTTGTTGAAGAACAGTTGGGCAGATATCATCTTCATCGCCGCACCCAGGACAGGCACCGCCGCCGCCGCCACAAGGAAGGGCAATACCAGCAGCAAGCAATGCTTTAATCATAATCCATATCGCACTTAATACTGCCAAAATACCAAAAACATTAAAGAGTTCTTTCATAAGCGCTGCAAGTTTAAACGCTAGCGCAGCAATTGCATCCTGGTTTTGATCTACAAATGCGTCTATAAGGTCTTGAATATTTCGAATAATTTCTTGAATTAGCGGCAATAGCACTGTAAGTATATACTCTATTATTGCCAATATAATTTTGATAATACAGATGATAATTGCTGGTACTGCAAGCTGCGGAAAAATTAAAATAAAGTCTGGAAGGCAGGTACCAAATAATCTGATTAGTGCAGATGTTAAACAAAATGGGCTAACAAGACAACAAAGCACATCTGTAATACACGCAATCATTTTTAAAATAACAGCTATTAAACTATATGCCGATGCAAAGGCGCTAAGGATTCTTGTGTGATCCGCAATTATGTCGCCCAGATCAATTGTAGCACTTGGCAAAGACGATGGACGTATCTTTGCTCCAGCTGGGCATGTACACTCTAATTGATCCAACCATTCTGAATATGTTTTTGGTTGTTCTTCGCTTGGGAAATTTCCCTGATCTGGATTTGATGGTGATGCCATGTCTTCTCCGTTATCTTATTAGTCTAGCAGTTCTTGCGAAATACTTAGGATTATCTCTATAAATCTGGACCTTAGGGGCTTCAAGAGTAATTAAACTTTTACTTGTAAGAGTCATGTTTTGCCCACTTATAAAATCCATCCTTCCTGGGGTGGCAACAGTCACACCAGTTTCATCTATAATTAACAGCGTGTCGTCAGACTCGGGACCAGAACTGTCCTGTTTGGCCCGTCGTACTCTGATAACAACTTTACCAGAGCGAAACTGATAAGGATCTAATTTCAAAACCTGCTGGCGAGCTTCCCCTCGTCCTACAAACCTTGTATCTACCTCATCATTGCTAGATTCGCCCACATAATCAAAGCCACCTACCTCTAAAGCAACTGTGCCATCTGCATGAATTAAAGCACTTCTACCTGACCTGTCGCGCCCTAGGCGCCATACAATAGCGCCAGCTGTATCAAGGACCCATGAAACACGATCTATTGTGTTTGCGCCCACGGACATTTCAAGGTTTCCATCAAGATTCATATGAACACTGCGTCCTCCAGCGTTGGGCTGATCTTTTAAGAGACCAGACTTGTCGGATGATCTGGTGGCTGGTGTTACATCATCTTTTGGCACCTCAGAATTTATTTCTTGAGAAACGGCTCTTAGGCCAGATTCGGTTGAGGTGGGACCATTGAAAAACACATCAGAGGCAGTCTTATTAATATTATCCTTAATCAAAGCCCATGCTGTTTGAGTAATATCGTGAAAAGCTGTTCCAGCCTCAACGGTAGTGCTCATTGTTTTTTGGGCCTTGCTATTTCCGTTGGAATCCACCCAGCTAGTTTTTTTACCCTTCATTCTATTATCGGGCGCATCACCTTTAATTTTTATGCCGCCCGGGCCGAATTGTTCAGTAAAAACATCTCTATTTTCCTCATTGCGAAACAACTTCTTCATATCTGTTTCTTTACGAGGATCAGTGGTTGGATTACCCTTGGAATCTATATCTAAAACACTTGAGTTTTCATACCTAGTTAGTAAAGGCACATTTCCAGTTTCAGAGCTTGCAGGGATATTTATTTTTGTTAAGCCTTCTTTATCAACATCTATTGACCATCTACTTCTGTCGCGAGCATTATTAGCTACGATGTTTATAGATTCGCGATAATCTCTAAACAAAGAGGGCTTTTTGGTGCCCTGTTTTTTATGGTCAAAACGAAAGCCCTTTCTTGTATTAATCTCTATATGATAGGTAATAGTATGTCGAGCCTTTTCCAGAGTGTCCTCTAATATCTTTTTAGCATCATCTCCCTTGGGCGGCTCTAATATTTTCCTATTCAAATCGATCGGGTTCCCAAATATATCTATTACGGTACCACTAATAACTTCCATTAGTTCATTTGGATTTGCTAAAGACAAGCCTAAGACGTTGCTACGACGCTCGCTACGATTTTCAGAATCAACAGGAGGCGGAACAACACTTTCCAAACGCTCCTTCTCTTCCTTATATGTGCCTACTAGATAGTCACGACCAAACTCATATATGATTTGTCTATCTTCTACATAGGCTGGGTTTCGATAGATTTTTCCACCACTTTGACCTTTAATAGATTCTCCTAGCCCGCCAGACAAATAAACCACTTGCCTACTAGGATCCCATCCAATTTCTTCCAATGATTGCTCGGAATCAAGGCCGGTGAGAAAATCAACAAAGCTTTCTTCCGTATCTTCTATCTTTACATCTCTACGTACTATTCCAGAGGCTTTAATGCCATGTGGAGAGACAACATAATTAACTGGAGATCCTAATCTCATAGAACAGCGAAAGCTATCATTGCCTCCACCAATTATAATGCCCTCACCGAACTCATTATCTATGATTATTTCTTCTACTTGGTCGCTGTTGTTTAGTCGTATTTGTGCTCCAGTTGGCCCTTGAAGTACAATTTCGCCTGCAGCAAGCATTGGAAAAGATTGCTCATCATAATCTATCTCTGATACGCCAGCCGCATCGGAATCGTAATAGGCATTGGTAGGCAACACTGCTACTGGTATATAATCATTGTAAGCTCCCATAACAAGCACAACAACAGTTCCAACCTTAATACCAACAAATATGCCAGACCCACCCTTGTTTCCAAATGGATGCGGTATGGGCAAAACAGGACCCACACTATCGCTGTCAAGCCACCTAGTGTAGATTACTCCGTCTTCATAGTTTACACTAGAGACAACAGCTCTTCTTGAAACCGATGATACATACCTGGTTGTCATGAATCATTCCTTTTCCACCCGCCTACTGGTGGTTGCCGCAATCTTATTTCAATTACATTTTCTAATGTTCGATCAATACTTATCGTTTTTTGACCAGCAACTAGCCCTGACCTTATAAGTTCTTTTTCTGAAGGGGATAGGTTTTCGTACTCTTGAGCCTGATTTACATGTTCTACCTTCAAAAAAGCACCGTTAATTTGATATTCCATAATTTCTTTATCTTCCGTGGATAAATCCGTGGGATTAGGTAAATCACCAAGCCCGCTAACACCTATACCACCAGAAGGCTGGCCTGGAGCATAAGGGCTGTTAAACCATGATCTAATACCCTGTGCTCTAGTATCTTGATCATTCTCATCTCCTCCAAAAGATATTATGTATATTCTAGGACTAGAGGATGAGTCGGCACTTTTCCCTATATATTGTCTAGCTATCAAAGCAACTCTTTTAAGTTCCTCGAAGTTTCTTCTGCCCTTCGGACCTTTTAGCAAGTGGTTGCTATTTTTTTGGAACTCTATAACCCCAAGAACAGTATCTTCTACAGGCGTTTCTCTTCTAACTCTATATGCAGAGTGTGACCTACCCTTTGTAACCAAGCCCTTTCCTATTACGTCTAGCGGAGTTGGAATATATTCTCCTGGAGGATGACCATATTTAAGATGTAGTGTTGTGGTAAAACTGTTATTATAGGAGAAAGAGTGCTGCACAGAATCAACATAATACAACATGTTTCTGTGAGTTATATACACCACATCACCAAGCTGATAATACTCATTACCCATTAATGTGACTGTGCCCTGAACAATATTTCTTCTTTGCCTGGAAAGCAGCATTACTGCATATGGAGCACATTGAAGTTCGGCACTCCAGAAAAACGGTTTCTCGAAACTCTTATCCCCTCGCCAGCCATACTGTCTCCACAAATCAAAATCTGTCCCAAAAGCAGTATAAACTGGGACATCAGCTAGGCTGCCACTTCCTCCAACAATTGGCTCAGTTCCGTTAACCTGTACTGTGGTCATGTCAGCTGGATTCTCCTCAAAGCTGGCATTTAATATGTACTCATCTTTAATAACAAACCTTTCTCCAGACATGTGCCCAAGAACATTTTTAGTATCATCCTCTATCAGTTGATCATAAACAGAGCTTATGTTTTTATAATTAGTGCTAATAAGACCTTCTGGCGAAAACTTAACTTGCCCGTTTGAGTCCATATTGGCAACCTCTATGTTCTGATTTATGACTTTTTCTAGTAGTAGTAATAATTTAGAACGTCTACTGATTATATTAGAAACATCAGATATGGCGCTTGCTATGTCCGATGCTGGACGGCGCTGCCCATTTTTGGAGACGCCAACCCTAGCCTTGCTATATTCTGGTATACTAGAAAGTTTCGTACCTCTTAATTGAGTTAATCTAGACCTTGCTTTATTATACAAATCCTCGCTTCCAACGCCAGCAACGTCACCAATGTATTCTCTATATAGACGATCGTTTTTAAGAACCTCTTTCTGTAGGTTAACCTGGCTTTTAGGGGTGAAAGCTCCGCCTTTCAATCCGTTGCCGAGCTGTATACTTTTGTTTGCTCTTTGGACCTCAAACTGTAATGATTTTCTTTCTGAAGGGGATTGTGCAAAATTTCTCTGCGCAATTTCACTTACGGTGCTGAAATTATTGTATACAAAAACATCATTGTTGCCTAACAACTCTTGCGCAACATATTCATTTTCACATCCGAGAATCGCAGCTTTTAATATAAGTTCCCACTCAAGAATAATTATCTCTTTTAAAATAGCTTGTTCCCTGCTTAAAAACAGCTTTTTGAGAAAATCTGGCAGTATCCCTATTCCAGATGACTGCTCCATAGAAAACAGATTATTAAACACAGTAGCAGGAGTGCGATTATATTGTGGCGGCCTAAACACAATGTGGCCCTGAGTATCACAGAAAAATTCAAAGTTAAGTGTCTTTGCAACTTCCTGACATATACTTAACATATCATTCCAATCACTCCTCCAAAGTTCAGGTGATTGTTCTTTAAGTTTTAAAACAAAGGCTTGAATGTCATAATCCTTATCATACTCATCTGAAACAATTAAATAATTACTATCTCTTCCCCTAATAACATCTTCTCTTCTCCTGAGAGATGCATGTCTTAGACGATCGCCAAAAAGTTTTACGTTATTATCCCCACCCAGCAGATCAAATGTTATATCATTACCTGCTACATATAGAGCACTTCCCTTTAGGTTCGTTGCGTCATTGGAATCACCATTTATCTCTGTGATTAAAGCACTTATTTGAGTTCTTAGTGAACTAATTTTAGGACTTAAGCCCTTTTTAATGGGACTGCTAGCATCTTTAATTGCATAATATTTATCTTCCAAATCTGCAAGCTGAGTTCTTAACTGCATAAGCCTAGATGATTTATTTGTTAATTGTTGCTGCAAACTAATGCCGTCCGCAAATGTTTTTGGACTCACATTATAGGTTTTAAAAGGAGAGAAGTTTCCCTGAACAAAATTAATACTTTGTTGTACATCTAGAAAGGTGTGAAAATAATGACGAAAATCATTATAGGTGCTGTCTACGGCAAAAGATCCTGTTTGAAGTGCGCTTTGCACAAACCGAACTGGATCATATGGCCTACCTGTTACGAGGAGACTAATTATGTTTGCTGCATCCATATTATCAAATGGCGTGTTCGAACTATAAAAACCTACCTCTCTTCTAAGTTGTTTATAACTCACAGCAGTCCCATCTTTTGGATCGACTGTTGCCATATTATAGGTGGCTGTCATTATACCAGGCTTCCATCTGTACACAAGTCCTGGAGCATGTTGATAGAGAGTTAATATGTTTCCGCCAGCCTGCCTAATATCCTGAGCCGCATCGTCTTCGGTTTTTAGCTGTGTCCCTACTTTCTCCCCATTATTGAAATATATTTTTGGCTTGTTTTTAGGACTATTTAAAATCTGTTGATTTTCATCTAGCCACTCTGGTTTGCCTGTTGGAAGCCCAGTAGCCTTATCAACTTCAATTTTAAAGGGAGTTAGAGGATCATAAACTATGCCCTGCACCTGTTTTAAAGATGGAGATTGATTAAATCTTGACAACTTAAGCCATTCCATGTTTGACCCACAAGACACGGACAATGTAAATTTCCCCGAACTCGCGTCATATTTATCAGTAACAGAGTTTACCATACCACCAAAAACGTGAGTTCCGCCCTCCCCACTGCCCTGAAGTGTGCGCAGCACTCTAAAATCTTTAAACTTCATGTGCTGGCCCTCTTTGCGCCATTCGATTCTTAAGAGATCATCATCAACTTGAGCTTCGTTTTGAAGCCCTAAAATATTGCCAGCTGCACTTAGTGCACCGGTTACGGTAGTTAAATTAAATTTTTCATTAGGATCTTCCACATCTCCGGTCTCTCCAAGTCGTCTGGTCCCACCATCGATATAAATATGAACAGAGTCTGTTGGCTGTATAATAGCCTTTCCCATGTGGTATAGTCTAAGTTTCTCTCTCACATATCTCACCTGCTCTTTAAGCTCTTGTGAGTTTAGATTCCCCAAACCACTTAATAAGTTCTTGCGCATCGCAAACTCATAATTTTTAAGGTTGCTCATTACGCTTTTAAACAGTGTTTCCTCTTCATCACTTAAAGTGTGTGGCTCTGGAACATCACCTAGATTGTTTTCAGTAATCTCAAAACCGATAGCATCTATGGTTGCTGTTACTCCAGAATTACTACCCACCCCAACAGAAAATGTTATAGCACTTTTTCCATTACTTTGTCTGGTTTTTTGTAGTATAGAATCACTTGATTGTGCGGTTGAAAGAGATAGACCTGCCGCAGTGCTCACAGCATCCACAAACCTCGAAAGAGCGGAATCTCTAATGGCAGTCTCAATATCATGTTCTGTGACAATTAATATTCGATAGGGGTCTTCAATTTCAAAAGAGGCAGTACCACTCCCTTCTAGGTTTAGGTTCGTATTAACACCTGAAACCGATGTAAGTTCAAAAACACCAATACCAGGGCCTAGATTTTCTACTATTGGAAAAGCAGCATCAACGTGATAGGTTGTTACTTCTGGAGGCTGTCTGTCTGCCATAGTTCTCTGCAATTGCATTGCTGAAGTGAAATAATCAACTTGACCCAAATCTTCTGCCAATGAAGATATTAAAGAAGCTAAAATCAAACCAGGCTTCGCGCCCAAATCCTCAAGCCTCTGTGCTTTTGTTAACCTTTCATATAGGGCCATAGTCTCGCACTTAGCAGCAACCATGCGCTTAATGGACCGAAGCAACCATTGCTCAGCCTTATCCATGAATGTGGTATCATAAAGATGACTTAATCCCGAAAACGCCTTCTTCTTTACTATTACACTAATATGTGGAGTTTGGCTATAAACCTGCCTAACATTGGCCTCTTCTAAGGGAGGCACTTTTCCACCTTGGACTGTGCCGCCAGGTATTCTTTGACGGCCATCTCCGACATAACTAGGGTCAAATTGTTCTTGGTTGGAACGCCCCGTCAGCTTATCTATGACATTGTTAATATCACTCTGAACCGCATCAAATGCATTTCTGGCCCCACGATCTCTGTTTGGTTGTGGAAATCCAGGTATGCCAACTGCATCACCAAAATCGCCTAATATGTTAAGAGTTTTATCATCTGACAGGTTTGGTTGCGTTGTTAAGATAATTGTCATTCTTTCTCTCCGCCAAAGTTTAAGGGAGTATTCTTGGCATCAGATTTGTAATAGCTTTTAGGCTTATTAGAATCTGGATCAAGAATAGCAGGATTGCGATGCCAAGGCATATAGTTGGAGCGCTCTCCTCTTCTATCAAGAACAGTAAAATTAAGAGTATAGTTATACACACCAACGCCGTTAGCCACTGATTCTTGCACAGCAAAATCTTCAAAGAAGCCCTTGAAAACCCAGCCTTGAAAATATAGCTCTACAGAAACGGCTAAAGATCCTAGAGTGGGAAGTGTTGATGGTGCGTTACTACCGCCAAATAGCCCTGTAACCAATCCGCCAGATATATTTCCAGCAAGATTTCCAGCAGATTGCTGAGCACCAGCACCTATTAAACTTGATAAATTACCACCAACAGAAAAAGCATTTGCTCTGTCAGCAAGCATTTGAGACACCTGTTGAAACGAATCTTGTTCTGCACGATATACTTTACGCAAAATATTAATGCCTTCGATTCCTGAAGCACCAGTGCTACCTTGTAACCTAATGGTCGTTAACTCTTCACCCCAGTATTGTACGACATAGCCACCTTTTGTACGTTGTTTTTGGATAACCTTTTTCTCTGTGATATCCATTTGCTGTGGGTTAATATACATATCTACAAAACCAAGACCTGGCACTCTCCAACGTATTAGTTGACGAGATTTTATACCCTTTGGAGTTTGTGGATTATTTGCTACAATATCGGGAAGCTGTCGGTTGCCCTCTCTACTATTGTGTTTGGTGGCCATCATTACCTCTCCGCGCTAACATATTTCTTCATTTCTTTTGCTAGCGTATCCTTTAATATTTTTGTTATCGTGTTACGTAACTCTTGGTTTCCAGACTCAATTTTCACGGTAATAATTGACTCTGTAGCGGTGACTGTTGCCGCAGGTGTAGCAGGACCTCCCGTAGCAGGAGCGGCAGCAGCACCTCCTGTAGTGCCCCTAAGTATTTCTTCAAGGCCTGGAGGGAACGCAGTTCTTGTAGCGGTCGCAGTACGATTGACTTGTTGTAATGTTTGACTCATTTGCTGAGATCTCAGCGCTGGCAATCTACTTGGACCCCTAGCTATTGCTTGAGCAGCTGGTCCTGTAGTTCCAGGCACTGCTGCCATTCCAGGCAGCGCTGGTAATCTAGCCGCTCTCAAATTTTCTCTTCTCAATTGTACTCTATTTTCTTGTCCAGTTAGGGCGTTTCTAAATGCTCTTAAAGCACTGCCAAAAGTACGTAGAATGTTTTGGTTCATATTTAATCCTGGCTCTGCCCTAACCCCTCGCAATCTTTCTCCACGCAAACCTAAAGGTGCTAATCTAGATCCAGTTCCAGGTACCATGGTTCTGCGAACCTCCCCTCCTATTAAACCAAAACCCGCCACAAGTTGTTGTCTAAAGTCAGCGGCACTTTGTGAAGCCATTGCTCTGCCGACCCTACCTATACCACTTCTGCTTATAGGCTCGTCACCTGCAGCCGCAGTTCGTCCTATCCCCAGAGCCCTATTAAAACCTTCAAGGGCTTTATCTATGTTTCCAAGATGTGCATTGGCGGTTCTTACTAAACCAGTTTGTAATGTTTGTTCAACTCTTTCTATGGATGTAACCAGTTGTTCCTGAATGTTTCTGCCCTTATTCATTACATCTCTTAGCTCTCTTCCACCTTGCATTCTGGAAACACCGCCGCGTTGAACACCCTGTAAAACTTCCAAAATTCTATTTTGTTGTTGAGCTGTTCCAGCGACGCCAAGTTTTTGTAGCATCTGCCGTTGCAAAACAAATTGCATCTCAAGCTGTGGGTTATTGGCAGCTTGCTCTAAAGTAATAATTCTGCCGCCACCAAATCGTGCCAGTGTGCTGGTCAGTGCTTCAAGATTTTGTTCCATGCCCCCAGGGCTTCTCATAGCAAGTTCCATACGGAGAGCACCACCAAGAGCCGTTGCACCCTGAAACATCCCGCTCATCATACCTATGAAGGCGCGATTTTGTGTACTCATGTTGGTAATGTTTTCCGTTACACTGCTTACAATTTTCCCTACCTGATCTGCCGCTACTCCACTACTTCTTAATGTCGTAGCAAACTCATGCCACAAAGATGTACTTCTACTGGCCTGATCTCCGAGAATACCCATCACAGCATTAGCATTAAGCATTTGAGTTAATGCAGTTTTGGCATCAATATCAGTTCCACGAAGGGCAGCATTTGCTTGTCCTAGAAAATCTGCAAACTGCTCGGCAGAAAGACCAGACTGCAGAAAAGCATTTGTAACTGCTTGTCCAGCTTCGGCACCTGTCATTCTAAATCGCTGTAATGCTGTTTGCAACACACCAGAGGTTTGTACCATTTGCCCCTGCATGTTGATGGTTTTAAGGAAAGAATCGCTAGCTCTATCCAATACTCTTGGAACAATCATAGCGGCCTGGTTAAAGGCCAACTGTTCTTGCTTGGTCATACCAAGAGCAGCTTGAGTAGTACGTAGATTCATTAAATATTGAGAGGTTTTTCTATTTGCATCACCGACGGAATCCCCAAGAGCAATGTATGACCTGCGTGCAACGGCCTGCGTGGTCAACATGTCTTTCATTAAATCATTTGCATCTTTAAAAGCTCTATTAGAGGAAATTGGACTCCATTCTTTTGTGGGGTTTACAATGTTTTTGCCAAGAGTGGTTGCCCACATAAGAGCTTTGTTTTGGTTTAGGGCAGAGCCTAGCTGGGAAACCAATGTTTTGCTAAATCCAGTTATGGCGTCAGCTCCAGGACCAAGTTTTTCGGTAAATTTGCCTATTTCGGTGCTCAGATGAGATAGCTCAAGAGTTTTTACATTGCCACCAAGACGAGTAATTTCTTGACTCACGCGTCTAAGAGTTCCTTGAAACTGTTGGTTGGTACTGCCAACTTGAGTTAACTTGTCTTTTGTTAGACTGGCTTGCTCACCAATATCTTTTAGACTGGCACCAAATCGGCTTTGCTGTGTAAGAAGCTGTCCATAAATCTGCTGAAGCCTCTTTAGTGCATTATTTCCCTCTTCTGTTTTAGCAGCAAAGCCCTCTATGCTTTTTAAATAATTTGTAATTTCTTGGATATCAAACATTCAGCATACCTCATTTAAAGGGTGTGAAGCTTACCTCGTCCAGATCTAAATCCATTACTGAAGAATATTTAGACGACTCCCTATCCTGTTTTAACATTTCCATAACATCTACCACTTCTTGGTTCTCTTCCTTGGAGATACTCCTACCAAATGTTTCCTCTAATAGCGAATCAAAATCTTCATCTGAGGTTTCAAACGAATTCTCTCTAGCATCTCTTACCTGTTGCACAGCTTCTGGATTCATGAACATCGCATTGTGTTCAGCAACATCTCTTAAAAGTTCAAACTGTTCTTTCATATCTAATGAAATTTGTATTTGATACCACAATGCCTGCTGTGCAGTCATTTCTTCAAACATTGGGTCATCTACTGGTCTTTGATATACTTTACAAAGTTTCCATCGCAACCGATGTGATGACCCCTCGGCTAGTTTTTTACTTGCTCCACCCCAAACTGCTTATCACAACGATCCATAACAGAGGTGTAAAACTCAAGTAACTTTGCAATAACGGGAGCTTGTAGGGCAGCAATAATATCCATTTTTGCCGATAATACATCTTCTTTAGGATTGGGGTGTAGTTCTTCTAGTGGCTTTCCATTTATCGATTCTATTGCCATAGCAAGTAGTTTTACATTAAACTTAAACTGCTCTTCATCTGGAAGTTCAGCGTCAGTAAACTGTTTTGCAAGTTCAAACCTTTCGGTTGCGCCAAGTGAACGCATAACAAACTGAAAGGAATCAATTTCCACTGTGTCCTTAACACACCCAAGTTCGATGAGAGATTGCAAATCTACATCTGACATTGGCTCGGTAGTAGTTTCTTGTTTTTCCATTGGAGCACCCACAGTGCCCAAAATCTTATGTCTTAGCTCGGTCATAGTACACTCCTCCTATTTACCTTAACGGCTTATTAAATTCAACTAATTTTAGAATGTTGGTCGATTGGTCCATTTGATTGTTTGGTGGGAAAAAGGCCGAGGGGAGCGGGAACTCCCCTCGGTCAACAAACATTATTCTGAGAAAGCAGCGTTTGTGATGTTGGCAACATCCATAGTACCACGGTATCCTGCACCAGGAACTGCTCCTCCAGCACCAGCGTCAGTGGCAGTTTCTCTACCGTATGTGTCGGTTTGTGGCTGAATACCACGGGCACCACCTATAACAGCTGTGCTCTGGCTAGAACCTAATGTGGTTCTAATATCTTCGATCAAGATAGTTGCGTCTTCCTGGATAATAAAATTATCAGATTGATATCTTGGAGCGTATTTGGTAAACCAACAATTCTCAAGAGTATGTACTACGGCACCCTCTTCATCTCCATTAGTACGATCGATAATTTGAATATCAAATGGTAGAAGCTGCGATTTAATATTGATAAATCCTCTCTTAAAAGCCTCTGTAAGTCTTAAACGATCGAAAACAACCCTTTGAATGGTCGCCTCATATTCTGTCGGCTGCTTAGGAACAATTTCCAAAATCCCATCAAGACCAAGTTCCTTTACTCTTTCAAGACCTCTGTTCTGCGTAATATTAATATTTTGGATAGCACCAACAGTCTCATTCTCAACCTTGATCAAAATTTGGGTTGAAAGCCCAGTACTAATATTACCACGCATTGTAGATCCAGTGATCGGGTATGCTGAAGACATATTATAAACCCTCCAATAAAACTTTATATTTGTTAATTTTTCTTTCTAAACGGTTATTTTGACCTCTATGATAAAGCCAATCAACAATCGTTTTAACTTGTTTATTACCATGAAACGATAAGCAATATGTGTCCGTATGTTTTCTTTTATTTACCAGCATACAAACTTATAATTTCTTGATCGTTGGTAATAATTCTTGCTGGCATTTTATATACTTTCTAGTGGATCTCCAAAGTTGGATTTCTCATATCTTCCTCTAAAGCCTTTCGTGTCTGAAGCCCGTTCCATAGTATCATGTTCATATCCGATTCCACGGAGTCCTCCGATAACTGCACTAACTCCATTACGGGTAGTTGTAACATATTCACACCATATCTGGGCAGATTCTGAAACAATAAAACTGTCCGCATGAAACTGTGGATTATACTGCCTAAACCAACAATTGTTAAAGACATGAACAATAGCATCGCCAGTATATCTAACTTCTGCATTATCAATAATATGAATATCGAAAGGAACTCTTTGGGCTTGTAAGTTAATAAACCCCCGTGCAAAGGCTTCTGGCAGTCTCATACCATCAAATACAATGCGTTCAACTGTAAGATCGATCTTTGCCGCACCTTTGGGGTGAATTTCTACAACCCCGTCTGTTCCAATTTCTTCGTGACGCCATAAATCTCTATTTTGTGTAATCGACAAGCGTTGAACAGCTCCAACAGTAGTGTTGTTAACTTTAATTGTAATTTGAGTACTTAAGCCCGAATTAATACGATTTTGTAAAAGACTACCAGTTTGAGGATAATTAGCCATTTGCAAATCTCTTTACTAAATTATATTTTCTAACACCAAGTTTTTTAAATCTGTCTAACAAAGTCCACTGTGAAACATTATATTTATTTGCCAGCTCTTTAAGTTTCTTTCCAGACAGATATTCTTGTGATATTGCTTTATAGTCTAAATCAAATCCTTAAAAGATAATAATTATGAAGGCTTATCAAAACAAGCCGGCGCTAATGTCAATAAAGATCCAGTTTACTGGGTAGTTTGGTTGGACCTCAACAACAATGTTATACTGCCTTGGATCCACTTCATCCCTACTTACCGACAGATTTCTATAGTCTGTAATAAGATTCTGTGACACAAAGGCATTAAGCAAAGAAATTGCTCTCTGTGTTAAAGAAGGAATCAAAGTTGGATCTTCTGGTTGACCAATAAAAGCTCTAAAGCTACGACGCATAGTGCGTGCTAAATGGTCACGAATGAAGACAATTGAGATTTCCTCTTCTTCTGGCGCACCACTCTGTGTAGTTGTTTTACCATGTTGTACTCTTCCACCACCAGTAACAGGCTGTACAACAGTGATTCCTGCATCACCAAGCTGATTAAGCGTAGTCTGCTTATAAACCTTATCATTAAGAATAGTAAAACCTACAAGAACCTTATAGGTTAGTGGCATCGCAATATTTGGTTCGCCAGCTAGCCATCCACCTGCGGCAGCGGCCATATAGTAACCAGGAAGAGTAGATCTTGTGCCATTAATTGTTCTTATGATTTGGTCTGGGTAAAAATAAACAACACGGAAAGTGTCGCCAAAGCTGTTCTCCACACCATAATCTGCAAGATCCTCAATGTTTCCATCGAGTATTTCTTCAGCATCATCCCCCTGAATACCTTCCAGCAGTCCGATATCTTCGGGAGCAGCAAGCTCATTCCCAAGAACCTGAGCTACTGTTAGCCCTTCTAAAGCACCAGTAAGAAGTACACGCTCTCTTTTGTAAAAAGTAGAAGACATGCGCTCACAGTGGACCCTAAATGCCTGCTGAATAGCAGAGAAGGTTTGAGTTGGGAGCGGAACTAGAATCTGAGCATCTTGGGTTTCCAGAACATCAAGTGCCTCTGCCCAGTTTGCATCATAAAAATCTGCGTCCTTATTATCAATGTAACTAACCCTTAAGCCCTTATACTGAGCCAATGCAAGATCGGTAGTAAGAAGAAGCCTTTGAGATTGAGTTCCAGGAAGTAGCAACTGCCACTTCAAGTTACTCTCGGATACGAAAGATCCAGCAGTTCTTGCAATTTTTACAGTATTCTGGTTTACGATTTCTGAAATCTGCCATCTGCCTTCATTAGCGGTGCTAGTGTGATAGATGTCAATTTCCTTATTCTGGCTTACAGTCTGACTGGTAAAAATCGCTGTTGCGCTGGTAAAATACGCAGTTTGCCCTGGCCCAATAGGAGTAATTGAACCGTCAGTTGCGCTCTGCTCAATCTTATCATCGCTCACTATTGTATAACTATATGTATGTCCGCTCTGCGCTGGATCCATAAATTCCTGCATTAGAAGAGTATCAGTTCCAGTTTCTTCATATGCTGAGAAAGCGGCAGTAATATCTGGATCATAGAACATTACCTTGTTAGGGAAAATCTGATCCTCAGTTCCATCTGTATTGCGAATAAAGATATGTACTTCAGTATCACTATCTGGCTTCCCTGGAGCGTCAATTGCAAAAATCAAGTCATCTGCATTGGAATTTCCAGTAGCTCCACCCGACCCTGTAAGAGAGTTGTATGCTGCTAGAAGAATATCTGAAGTTCTTCTGGGCAGTGGAGGTTTGGCCTGTAGTGCCAAAACAGATGTAGCCCCATTTTCAAAAGCCATTTGAGATCCTAAAGATAGGGTGTTTTCAGTACTTGGAGTACCATACGTTGTAAACAACTTACTTGGAGTTGTAAAACTCTTAGGGTCATTTACATCGATCGAGGCAATGTATTTTGCCTCAAGGTTATCCATAGCCTGGAGAACCTTACTTTCCACCTCAATAGTAAATCTATCTCCAACTGCGAATGCCTGTGCTGGAGCTGGATTGTTGTATATTGCGAAGGAAAGTACGCCATTATCAACTGTTTGCCCATCACTCTTCCAGACATATGGCTGGCCATATTCATCTAAAAGCTGGCCAGAAACTGTTCCTCTGACAATAAAAGAGGCTGTCTCCCTGATGGGAGCACCATAACTGTCCTTTAGTACGCTCGTACATCTAACCGTCCAAATCTCTGCTGGTGCATTTACATCAGACAGAGTAGGCGTAGATAGATATCCATCCCCAGTATTTGATGCGGACGCACTGTAGAGCTTGCCTCCCTGATCTTTAAGAGTAGCACTTTGTAGTTCGATCTTGCCTGTAGCAATTTCAAGTCTTGCGTCATATTGAGATGAGAAACTCGAACCATCGATAGTTCCCTCAAGAAGCCTTAAAGGGGCGTCATTGAGAAGAAGTGTAGTGCGATTTGTAACCACAGGGTAGTTTGACAGACGGAAAAATCTTCCATAACCATCAGACTGTGAAGTAAAAGTTGGGTCAAACCCATCTTGACCATCTCCCTGTGCAGATTCGATAATTGTTTCCTCTCTACGGCCCTCTCCAACTATACTAAGAATGCGAAGACCTCCAGGTATAGAAAGTGCTCTTTGCAGGGTGCGCACACGAGAAAAAACATCTGGCTGCGAGTATCCTAAAACTCCAGGAATATTAGGCATTTAACCGATCCTCCTAAATTGTTTGCTTTTCCATGCCGCATCAAGCTTACTAATCAAAAAACCATTGATAACGCGTTCTTAAAATAAGATACAGCACTTCATCGGTATATGTTTTTATTGATAGTTTTAGAAGATTTAGCAACAATATCAATACAGTCTGTGATAAGACTTTGTTTTTCTATCAATAAAATTAATTTAACATAGGAGATCAAAAGATGGTAGAATGTTCGGTATGCGGGATTAGAATTAAAAAATTCTTTAACAAAAAGAATAAGTTATGTCAAAAATGCTATAGAAAACAAAACAAGAAGATAGAACAATGCTCTGAATGTGGAAACTATGATGTGGTGATACTCAGAATCAATAAAGATGCGATTTGTATAAAATGTTATTGTAAAAATCATCAGCCCAAACATATTTGCTCTGTTTGTGGTGCCCTCGCGCCAGCCGCCAAGAACTTAAATTCCTACATAATGTGTGCTCGTTGTTATCGTAAAAAACATTCAAAAAAAAGAAAGTGTTCCATATGTCAAAAAGTTGCAAGGGTTCATAAACGCGATAATGATGGACATCCAATATGTCAGAAATGCTATATGAAAAACAGACCTAAACAAAAATGTGTTATCTGTGGCATTGATGCCAAAATACAAGGTCACAGGCGCTGCCGAAAATGCTATAGAAAATATCGATATGATAACGACGAAAATTACAGAATACGAGAACTGCTTAGGTCTAGAGTGCATGGGGCAATAAAAACAAAAATTAACAGGAAATCGACTAAATATAATATTGATTATCAAGCAATCGCACAACATCTTGGGCCATGTCCTGGAAATCACAGCGACTATAATATAGATCACATTATTCCACTGGCAGCATTTGATTTAACAAATCCGAAAGAAATAGAAAAAGCTTTTGCTCCCGAAAACCATCGGTGGCTAAAAAAAGAGGCAAATATGAAAAAGGGCAGTACATTTAACAACCAAAAACTAAAAAAATATTTGGCTGATATAGTCTGTCAAAATTGCGGGGAAACCATTCCGCATAAAATCGAAGAAAATGGAAGGACACGTTATCTAACTGGACGCAAATTCTGTACCAAATGTAGTCCACTCAACAGCAAAAATACAAGATCATATATTATAGAACTAGAAGAAAATGAAGCTTTTTGTGTAAGATGCCAGAAGATCAAAAGCAAGTTGGAATTCTATATAAGGAAAGGTAGTGGAAGGCCCTTTAGTTATTGTGTGAAGTGCCAGAATGAAGTAAAGATGTTGAAGCTGGAAGAAAAACTTGAAAGAATAGTGGAGGAAAGGGGCGGCGTCTGTCAGGACTGTAAAATATCCTATCCAATGCCAGTATACGAGTTTTATGCTGATGAAGGAATATATCAACTAAGCAAAGTAAAAAATATGTCCCTAGAAAGAATTAAGGAAGAATTAAAGAATTACACAATGTTATGTAGAAATTGTAGTGCAATAAGGCAGTGGTTAAAGGGCTAGGGCGTTGAAGATTCTTGAATATCCTCCAGCCCAATTGTAGTAGTATCTGTGCTTGGCGAATCTGTTCCGAGTAATCCATATTTAAAACAGAAATTTATAGTTTCCACAAGGCTGTCAATTGGGACCTCTCTGCGCCATTCCGAGAAGGTTTCAACCGTTATACTTTGAATATACACCTTATCATTTCCCCAGTCGTCTTCCCGTTCCCCTCCTAAACTAACATTGCGCACAAACAGACCAGCCTCATACAGCTCTTGTCTGGCCTTTCCAATTAAAAAAGAAGATACAATATCAGTAAGTTCCTCTCTGTCTGGCACGCTTTCTGCGGCTATTAGAACCTCAAAACTCTGTTCCCAGGCTCCAGCAACCACATGGTGTGTTGGCACACGTATGTAGGATCTCCCTCCATAACCATCAAGCACAAGATCTAAACGATATCTGGTTGTATGATTTTGATTGAAACTCACGTGATAGGTTCTTCCAGAAGAATATCTTACAACAATGGCTGGCCAGTATCTTTTGTCATATCGAAAAATATCTCCTATGAATATTCTGGTAGTACGTTCCTCCTGTATGTCTGGCGGCACATCTGTGAGATCGGGAGTAAGTGGAAACCCGAACGCATCTGTGGTAAACCTATAAAACGTATCGTGCCGAAAATACTCTCTAAGTGCATCTATTAATAAGTTTTTTCCCTGAGATACAGCTGTCTGAGTAATAAAATCAGACATATGAAACAAATCTGAATAGACACGATGTGAGGTGCTCATTTTATACCACCAATGATTCTAAGCTTATGCTCAGATAACTCTAAATTTTTATATTTTATCCAATCGAAAACATCTCGATCGCCCTTGCTAGAATTACAAGATCTACAACAAGGAACTAAATTCAATATATTGTTTGGTCCGTTTTTTGTAACAGCAACAATATGGTCAATTGTCCTATGTTTTTTAGAACTTATCGATTTTCCACAATAAAAACATTTCCAATCGGTAGATCTCATTATAGTTAACCATTCACTGCTGACAACCCACACATTTTACAAACTATTATTCTAACCATATGTTACTCCCACTTTGGTTGTGCCACCCTTATTAGTGTTTGGTCTGGAGTTATACTAAAACTGACAGCGGCATTGATTTGTTTATCTAGGAAATATCTAGCCTTATATATTCCGGGAGGGAGAAAGCACATCCAATCGCCCGCTCTATTAGTCTTGGTTTGCTTAATAGTTTCCCCATTTTCTCTTACCACGGTGACCTGCACGCCTATAAGGGTGGCACAACCAAAGTGGGAGTAACATATGGTT